TAATCAGCGAGTCAGCTTGGGAAGAAATGACCTGCTTATTCGCACCTTCCCTAGCTCTTGGCAGTTGCCGCAGTACGATGTAGCCATACAAGATCATCTCCCTTACTTTTTGCTCGATGATTAACTCATTCATGCGACAGCCTCCAGGCAAAGCGCCACTGTCGTGGCGCCATCAGAAAACACAACATCAGGTCACGCAAAAGCGAGGCGGAACCCGAGGTCGATGTTCATATAGACGCGCGACTGGTGGCAAAGGAGCGCGGCGAGGCCGGCAAAGCCGCCGCTGCCCCAAGCGCCGCCACGATACGGGAGACGCTCGCCAAAATTTCGCATATATACGCGACCTTTCGGCAGCACTGTCGATGGCTCGACCAATAGACGCTTCAGCAGCTGATTGCTGACATAAGTACCTGCTTTTTTCATCTCGTTGAATGATGCATTTGCAAAGTATCCGCCGCCCGTGTTATCGCCGATTGTACCCAGCCGGTTTACCACTGCGTCAGACAGGCGCGGCGCGCCGCCCGTTGTCAGCGTCGAATCAAAATAAGCAGCTTGCGCAGCCCAACTTGCTTCCGCTTGCGTGTTAAATGTACTGGCAATGATTTGTCCATCTTGCAACTTGAATCCGTCGAGCCATTCCCATACGTTGCCGACTAAATCACTAATGCCCCACGGCGAATTATTGTGCCGCCACGCATCCGGCCCTGAGCCCGCATGCACGCGCGCTGTTCCGGCTGTATCGCCAGGCAGCATGCCATCCGCGCGGCGGCCTAGCTCTACGTAGCGATCAAGTGCGCGTCCGTAGTACGTGTTGCCGCGCGGCTCGAAGCCATTTGCCATGCACCACAGCGAAATTGCCGCCCACTCGTGCATAGTCATCAGGTGCCAGCCTGCGCCTTTGTTTGCACAGTAGTCTTTTGCTGCGCCGAAGTTTACGGATACCGCAGGGTCTGCTCGCGGCAACGACACTGCGCGACTGCCGACCAGTGATGACTGAAATGCACCGATAAAAATCTCGCTTTTGTTGGTGCCAGTGCCGACATCAAAGCAGCTGACAACCCCGGCGCCCATACCTGCACTGTAGCCGAGATCCTCGTAACGAAAAATTGGGATGATATTCATCACGCTTGGATTGCCTAGATCATCGTACAGCACGGTTTGACGCCCGCCCGATGCGCGCTCGACGGCGTGGCGGCTAACATCTTTAATGTATGCGCTGGCTGGTAGTGCGGTTTCTAAATTTGCTGTCGCAACCTCTGCGGCTGCGGCAGCCGACGCCGCGCTGGCCGATGCCTCCCCGGCTTTTGTGGTCGCCGTACCTGCGCTGCTCTCCGCAGATGCTGCGGATGAGGCTGCCTGTGTGGCTGATGCTTCTGCCGCTCCGGCTGCATTCACTGCTGCCGTGGCTGACTGCCCTGCTGCTGCTTCACTTGCTGATGCCGATTCTGCACTGGCTGATGCCGCAGTTTCTGATTTAGCGGCCTTGTCGCTGAATTCCCTGGCATGCTGTTCACTTAGTGCTGCAGCTGCTGCGCTGTTATTACCCTGTTCTGCAGCCTGTGTAGCCGTGAGGGCGCTTTCACGTGCTGAGGTTTCAGATGCGGCTGCATTACCAGCATGCTCCCCCGCTGTTTGTGCTGATGAAGCGGCACTTTCGGCACTTCCTGCTGCAGACTGTGCCGAAGCGCCTGCCGCCTGTTGCGCTTTCTGTGCCGTATCAGCGGAAGTTTTTGCCACTCCGGCCTGTTCCGTCGCTGACTGTGCGGCCTGTTCAGCGCGTTCCCGATCCTTTTCTGTTGCACCGCTCAAATCCACAACGCGGTTTACCATTTCCTCAAAGCGTTTCATCACCTCCGGACGAAGGTCCGCATCCTTTGGCGCATCGAGAAACGCATTCAGGGTATCCGGCACATCGGTCGGGGCCACGTAAATGTCGCCAGCGAGTACGGGAGGAAAACCTTCCCGCACCAACGACACACTGTAATAACCCGGTTCAGCCTCAATGCTGTAGTGGCCGTTAGCGTCTGTCACAGTGGATGAAATCACCGCCACAACAACGGTCGGGCTGGTTTTCTTCGCATTCAACCGGATGCTGCAACCATGAACAGGTTTCCCTGCCCCGTCTTTTAGTACGCCAGAAATTTGTACTGACATATGTCATTACCTCTTGTTTTCAGCAATAAAAAAGCGCCCATTCAGGCGCTCGTTTCTGGATTCAGGTATCAGTAAATGCTGATCCCCGTGCTGTTCTTCTTCACCACCATGACCAGCAGGTTGCTGATATCAGCCCAGGCCCCGCCGCCATACCCCCTGGATGAAACCGTGAAGCTCAGCGCCTGCTCAAATACCGGCTCCATCGCATCGGCTCTCCATCTAACTGTGTCGCTCCTTATTAACTAAAGAACCGGTTTGTAGCAGGAGAGACAATTACTGTAAAATTATCAACTGTAAAATACAGTTGGTTTGATTGTCCTCCTGCTGTTTTCCAAACAGTTACTACAATAGGAACGTTAACAGCCCCAGCTGGCACGTCAACGTAACCTGCAGGGTTCGCAACTTGTGCTGTGCTGCTGTTGAATGTTGTGTCCATTAGTGCGACATTATTGATCTTCACCTGTGCCCTAAATACGTGGTCGGCTCGGATAGATGCCATTGTAATAGTAGAATAGGGAATACAGATGCGAGCAGGATAATCCAGGCCACCCCTCCAATACAGTGTCCTGGTCGTAGGATTTCCTGCATTTATTTTAAATCCTGGAAACGTCCAAATTGCGCAAACGTCACCCTCTATTTTATTAGCTCGGACTGTCCCATTAAAATATCCGTCATTGCCGTAAATTGTACCGCGGACTGTTACGTTGTTGAGTGTTGCCCAGCCATCCTTATTGATACACCAACCAACATCGTTACCGTCCCAGTTATTTGAATTAATTTGCCCTCCAATCTTTGCGTTACCAATAGAAGCATCGCGGATCATAGCGTCATCGATGTACGTCTGCCCGTTCTGAATAACAAACGGCAGCGTAACAGTCGCTCCGGCCTGGTGCGTTACGGCAAAGCGATCCGCGAGGAACACCACTTGCGACTGCATACCGTTCGGAGTGTTCTCAACGCCGATCCCCATCCCCGCGGCGTAATACTGTCCGTTGCTGGCCACGCCAACTTTGATTGAGTACAGCGCGGATAAATCACCGTTGATACCTGCAATGGCCTGGGCGTTTGTCGTAATGGCAGAGGTGTGCCCGTTTACAGTTGCAGTGATGGCATTTATCTGGGTAGCTGTTGCCTGCTGGTAGGTCGATACCGTCTGGCTCAGACTATTGATTGACGCCTTGTTATTGTTGACGTCAGTTTGAACCGTCAGGATGGCCTGAACCAACCCGGTAACGGTCTCATTGGTGTCGACAGCATTCTCCATCAGGTCCTTAAACACCGCGGAGTCTTTCATATCCTCCAGGATGGAACCCGTGATATCGGAGACATCGACGCTGGCCTGACCGCGAACAAAATCTGTAAAGCCAGACTCATTGCCTGTTCTGTCCACCAGCTGCGCGCGGTACCAGAATATTTGACCTGCCTTCAGGCCCATCTGCGGATACTTGCGCTGCGGGTAAGGTACGTCGGCCAGCAGCATCGCATCGTCTTCGGTACCGGTCAGACTGTACTGAATTTCCGTCTTCAGCGTGTCGTCGGTATTCGCCGGGAAGCCCCAATTCAGCTCGATACCGAATGCCACGTTTTCAGAAGCGATTAAGCCAACCGGCTTCGGTGGATTCCCCACTTTGCCGGTCAGCGTTTTCTCTTCGGAATATCCCCACCCGGAGGAGATTTCGGCAGCGTTGATGGCTCGCACCCGGACCAGGTAGCGGCCCGAATATATCCCCGGCACATCGAAGGACGTGGTGGAGCTGCGAGGCACGTTAACCCAGTTTCCGTCGTTGCGGCGCCACTGAGCCTCATAAGCGATGGCGTTCTGCGCCTGGTCCCAGCTCACACGCATCGTTTCAACGCTTATGTTCTGCTGCACCACGGAGAAGGAGCTGATCACTATATTATCCGGCGGTGACTGATTGCCTGGAGGAATGACGCTTACAGGACGCTGGTCAATGATGGCTCCGGTATCGATACGGGCATATTTCTCCGGATCGTGCCATGCCCCGGTAATCAAGAAAGTGCCATCATCATTATCGGAAACGCTGACAACACGATACTGCTGCGCGTAAAGTTCGTCTGATTCCACTACCCAAACAGCTTCGGTCTGTGGCGTCTCACTGTATGCCGTGGTGACTGTGACTGATTCCCCGTTCACAGCCTGAATGGTCCTGCTCTGTGATGCTCCGGAGGGAAGGTTGAGAATCAGACGATCGCCTGCAACTGCATCAGCAACGCGGTCAAGTTTGATAACGCGACCGTTAACAGCGCTGATGCGGCCGCCCATAACTTTGCCGGACAGAAGCTCGTCTGACACGGCGATGATGTATCCAGGCTGCGGAATGTTTCCGTCCAGGCCAACATCAAACGAAACAACGCGATCCTTATTGTTGGTCAGGATGCCCCAGCGTCCTTTGCGGTTTGCCTCTGACTGGCGGGTACACCCAATAGCCGTCATTTCCAACTGGTTATATCCGTAACGTGCCACCAGTGCCTGCTCAAACACCGGCTCCATTGCATCAGCATAGGCGTTAGACGGATCGGACCATGACACCAGCGCCGTGGTATACCGCGTTTTCGTGGTACTGCTGGCATAGGTAAAGCGGCCATCAATCACGTTGGCGCGGGTATAGCTGTAATCAACATCCCTGGGCATATCCGCAAGCGCAACAATCTGATCCCCGCCCCAGTAGGTCATGCCACGGAAGATAGCAGCAAAATCGCGCAGGACTGTGTAGGCGTCGTTCCGGTCCTGAATGTACACGTTGCAGGTGTAACGTGGCTCGGTACCGTTGCCTCCTTTGCCGTCTGGTACCATCTGATCACAATACTGGGCAACCTGATAAAGCGTCCATTTATCAATATTCGCAGCGGTCAAACGGTGCCCAAGGCCAAACCGGTCAGAAACAACCAGATCGTAAAAAATCCACGCAGGGTTATCCGTCCAGGCCCACTTAAACGCCCCTTGCCATGTACCACTGTAAGTCCTCGTTTCAGGATCATAATTATCCGGCACACGGATCACGCGCATTTTTGGTTCGCAGGAAATCTGCGGGATAGAGCCATTGAACTGGCTTGAGTCAAATTCGATGTAAAGCAGAGCGGTATTCGGGTAACGTAATTTGGCGTCAATCACCTCGGTGAAGCTCTGTAGCGTCATCGTATCACCGATCTTCGCGCTGTTTGCATCAGCGGTAATCTTACGCAATCGGATTGTCCAGGTGCTGCCAGCCTGCGGTAAATCAATACGGTGGCTGCGCTCATAACCAGAAGTCGTTTTGCCGGTTACGCTGGTATTAAAAACGGTTTGCCAGGTACCACCATCAGTTTGCAGGTCTATTGCATAATTGATGGAATACCCTACCAGATCGCCGTTGTCCTCCTGCTTAAACAGTGAAGGCCATTTCAGTCGTAGGCGAACGGCTGATAGTTGCGTGTTCGTAAAGGTACGCGTCCAGGCTGTGGCGCTTGATATTTCAGTTCCAACGTTGATTTCGTTTTCGGTGCCGGGAATACCCTGAATGTAATTTTGTGCCTGCGTACCAGCGCGAAATTCCCAGACCACTCCACCAAAGTTTTTCGAGCCGTCAGCGTTCTCCAGCGGCGTCCCGTCGAGGTAGATATCTTTTCCGGTCAAACCACCAGCAAATTCACCTTCACCCAACGCCACCAGCAATTTTGCCTTTGCGACAGACTGGAGATCATCCGGTTGCTCCGTCGGCGTCCGGCTTTTAGAACCGCCACCTTTCCGCCCTGTGATTTTTTTCGGCGCCATATTTCACCCATAAAAAAACCACCCGAAGGTGGTTGTTAGAAATGATGTTTGCTACTGCTTGTCTTCGACGTAGATGCCCGCCGATACAATCGCACCACCGATCCGGCGGCGTCCATAGCCAAGAGGAACAGGGTTGCCCTGGGCAGCGGTGTTCGTCACACCACCAAAGGCGTAGGAAGCCTGATTATCAGCATCTTGTTTGCTAGCCAGTCCTCCTGGTTGCGGAGAAAGCATCTGAACTATGCCGCCCAGAGTCATTGATGCGCCAGCTGCAAACATAATGTTGCTCGCAGCAATGCTAAGACCGGGCATCCATATTGAAACGGCAACTAGCACAGCCCCCAAAATGGTTTGCAGCAAACCGGCTTTTTTACTTCCAATAATTACAGGTACTATTCGGATCACGGTTTCTGTTATTGGAAAGCCAAGATCATCAAGACCAATATTTTTAGCACCTTTATAGATGGCGAAAGTTAGACCTCTTGCTTTGCTTGTATTTAAAAACTGCTCAAACCCTTTTAATGTATGGCACAGCGCCCTAATAGCCTCTGATGTACTAGAGACAATTCGCAAATGTTCCTTACCAAAGTTTTTCCTTAGAATGCCAAACAGTTCAATTTTAATTAAAGAATCATTCATGTTGAGCACCTAAATAAAAGACCACTTATAGTGGCCCTTTATTATGTCTGTTATTTAGTTATTGGCATTGTTTGACACTGTCGCTATAAAACGAGGATGTCAGTGCTGCCATCCTTTCATATAGAACATAGTTACCACCATTTTCTGTTCTAGTAACATCAAGAACCACATCATACCCACCCATGGGTTGTGGGACCTGAATACTTGTTCCACCGCTGATAGGTAATGATGTAATGTGTCCACCGCTACCAGACCATTTTGATGAAACACAAACAGTAAATTCATCTACGGACTTTGAAGTTTTTCCCTGCAATACTGGTTGGGTCGACCTGACATAATCCAATGATTTACACCCCATCAACCCAAGCACAATTATCACAACAACAATCTTTCTCATATCCCTATCCCCTTTGGTCAATTTTGCCAAAAGAGTAGCAGGGATCGAGCGGTAGCAAAACCGAATGTTACCTTGGTTCACGCGCCCTTTAAATACCGGGGAGATACATCTGTACTTCATCAGCTACACGCTCCCGTGCTGTGTGTAGAAGCCGCTTGCGGCCACCAACACCCCACTTTGCCATCTGGCTGGCACATTGGCTAATCGCTTTGGTTTCGGTGTTAATCACATGGTCGATTTTGTTAAGGCGTGACATGGCATCTATGCCTTTTCTTATCACCATCTGAAATGTTTCATAGACTTTGATTTCGAACAATGGATTCAGCCATGCTGCATAGCGTATAGCGACCAACTCAAGACCCCAGGTGCCTTGCTCAGTACCACCTTTGACAACTTTGACCGATGCAACTTTCATTGCATCGCTTAATGTTCGTACAAAACGCTTAACCTGCATACTCTGCATGAAGGCACCAGGCCTTTGCGACTCAGTAGCCTGACCGTTTGCTACAGCTGCCGCATGAAGATCGTTCAGGTTATAGCGACCTTCATTATCGACACGAACGGAAATGCCGTTTACAGATACGGTTGGATATTGCATATCGGAATACCTTTTAGTGATGAACCTTGTCGCACAGGAAAACGGCCCCAAGAAGGCTCCGACAGCCAGCCGGTTCCTCAAGGTGCATCCTGAAAGGTTCTTGGTTTGAATTGCGCGTGCGGTGCGCGGTGAAATGCGGGGTTTAAAAAAACCCACCTGAGTGGGCTATAGAAGCGTTTTATATCTGACGATCTTCATCGTCCTTTCCTGCCAGTAGCCACCATACGGCACACGCTGGCTCAGGTGTCCGTACAGGTGGTGCAGCAGCATATTTCCCTCCAGCAGAATTCCCGCGTGATTCCACTTATCGGCCTGGACCTGCATGATCACCATATCGCCGGGTTTCGGTGGCCCGTCGAATTCACGGAATCCGCACTCATACCAGCAATCCTGATAAAAGTTGTCCGGATAGTCGTTTTCCCACCAGGGATAATCCACCCGGTAATCGTGAAGCTCGATCCCGTGCGTTTGCCGGAAATAGCTCATTACCAGCCCCCAGCAGTCGAAGTGACCAAGCACAAACGGACGCTCCAGCAGCGGCAGTTCCCCACGCGGTTGGATGGTGCGTAAATCCCCCTCCGGCCAACTCACAATATGCCAGGGTAAAAGCGTTGCATCGCATTGCGCTTTATCCAGTTCGCTCGGTTGTGTCGTGGCGTCAGGGTGACTGTGAACGATGGCGATCACCGTACCCCAGTCCTCAGCAGCGGCATAGTCTTCTGGCGACAGGTGAAAATGTTCTGTCGGCTCGGTAGCGAGGTTACGACATGGAAAATATTTCTCTACCCGGCTCTTTTGCGCCACCACGCCGCAACACTCCCGCGGGTATTCTGCGGCGGCATGCGCCATGATGGCGTCGATAATCTTCTGTCGCATATCAGCTCCTGATAAGGGAAGAGCCCGGAAAACCACCAAACGGCAGCTCGTTTCCGTCGCCGAAGCGAAGTTTGCACGCCGTCAGTGTGCCCGAGCATTCATCCAGCGAGGGATCATCAACCGGGTTGTTGTGCTTGTCGAAATAGCGCATTCCGGCATAGTCGCATCCATCACCGGAGCGGTATTTGTTACGGATACACCAGGTACAAAGCGAATGTAGCTGGCGCGTCGGGATCATCAGCCCCTGCAAATCCATCGGACTGGACAACGTAAACGCCACCACCTCGTTGGTTTCAGTGCTCTTTGCGTCAATGTAAAACACCTTCAGTTTTTCCTGCTGCGGATCCGCTGACGGGTTTCCCTCCGGATAGTTTTTCGCATCCAGATACTGCGCCAGCGTGTCATGAACGGTGACCTTTGCCTGCAACAAGTCATCATAAGCAAGACACAGCGCCGTAATGGAACTGTCCAGGTTAGCGACCGAGAGCGTTGGCTGCGCGCTGGTCCCGTCGGTCGCCGTCTCAATACCCTCTATCTGACAAGGCCATGCTTTATATTCCTGCCCCTGCCACCAGATCGATTTCGCCGGTAGCTTATTTTCATCTCCACCAGCAGCGGCGATTTCATCGGCGGTGTGGGCAATATTGTGGGCGTGGAAGCGGAGAACGTCGGAAACACCAAATGCGGTGCCATCGACATCAAAAAGCCGGACAACATTGCCCGGCTCAAGTTTCTGATAATCACTGTTTAAGCTCATGGTGCAAACGCCTGTTCAAAGGTGGCTGATACGGTTTCCACCGTTTTACTTTTGGTGACGCGCTGCAGGCTGTCTGCCTCAACACGCCACAGCGCAAGATCACCGCCTGGCGGGGTAAACGAAAATGATTTCGTCTTATGGCGCCGCAGAAAAGCATAGATATCCTTGACGGTTCCCGGTTCGCCGGTAAATGAAAACTCATAGCTGAGCGTTTCATCATTCATCCCGGCACCTGATACTTGCTTATAGCCATCACCAAACTGTGCCGTGCGGACGGTATCCTTACTTTTCAGGGTCGGCTGGCTGGATGCTTTAATCCGCCACGCAAAATGCTCGATCGCCATTGCTTACCTCTGTTTTGTTGCATTCCAGATAATGCCTCCGGGCCGGACCTCTCTGGTGATACCTTCCCTGATGGAACTGTTGATCACCTGCTGATAGGCTTTCCCCAGCGCATCACCGTTTCCTTTCTGCTGACCGGAATCCCCCTGGCCTGTTGTAACCGAAACCGGTGCATACACGCTGACACCAAAAGGAGAAGCAACGCCAGCGCCACTCCCCCCGACCAGGCCACCAGTCGCATAACCGCGCATCATGCGATAAAGGTTGCCGACACCGATTCGGTTAGTGGCCTCCTGAGTAAAGACAAACTCGCCGCGGTGAACCACACCCGCTGGCTCATACTTACCACCAGAGCCGGTGTATCCGCCTGTGGCATAGCCGAGCCAGGAGGTTGCCGAATCGACAAGTCCAACCATGGCCTGCTTCATCAGGATTTGCGTCAACATCGAAAGCGTCGAGCGGGTAAAGTCAGCCCAGTTCCCTTTGCCGGTTGTCAGCATATCGGCCATGTTCTGGCTGATGCCGTCGAACGTAGCAGCAGCGGCAGACTTCATTGAACCATACGCGTCATTGGCAGAGTCGGCGTAGTCAGCCCAGGCTGACTTTGCCCCCGCTTGCCAGTCACCACGTAGCTCGTCCTGCGCGGCGTAGTATTCCTTGAGCGCTCCCAGCTCATTCTGATAGCCCTGATCCGCATCGGTGCCACCGGCATTCATCCAGCCCTGCCGCAGTTGTGCCTCTTCATTCTGCCGCTGCGCACCGCGGCTGCTCATGCTGCCACCAGCCACCAGCGCTTTGGTTTTCTCACCAATCTGGGTAACGTATTTCTGCGAGCTATCCTGCAGGCGGTTCAACCGCTCCTGGGCAACAATCTGATCGCCAAGCCGGGCATTCACCTCCGCCCGCGCCAGCACCTCATCTTTGTTCGCCAGCACCGATTTTTCATCGGCGGTCAGCGCGCGCTTTTTGGCGGCCTCTTCCAGCACCGAAAAGCGGGATTGTTGTTTCCACAATTCCTGCCGCTGCTGGCTGATGGTATCAGTAATGCTCTTATGCTCCTGCAGAGTGCGTAACTGCGCCTCCAGCTCCAGCGTCTGCGCGCTGGCTGCATCGACACTTTTTACACCTGCAGGTGTTTTTACCGCTGAAGGGGCTTTGGGTTTCTTCAGCGAGTCGTCGTATTCTTTTTTCGCAGCTTCCAGATTGATGTTGTAGTCAGCCTGGAGGATCCGTCCGTCTTTCAGCGCCTTGTTCAGTTCATTCTGACGGGCCGTGTACTTCTCCAGCGCAGTCTGCGTCTTTGCATAATTCGACTGCGCCTGCGCGGCATACTTCTGGCGGTCAGATTCAATCACCGCCTCGCGGGCTGCGTTGTCCTCCGTTGCCTTTGCCACACTGGCTTGCTGCTGCGCCATTTCCAGTGCAAGGCGGGCAGACTCCCGATCGTTCCAGTAGCTGGCGCGCGCATCATCATTGACATAACCATCACCTTTACGCAGATTCCAGATTTCATCCGCCCGCTTAAAGGCCGCTTCCGCTTTGGCAACCATCTCCTGCGTGGTATCAGGCCGCCCGATATCGAGCGCCGCATCCCACATCGATTTAAAGGCACGCTTCAGGCTGTCAGCAGCAGACTCAATCGACCCCATATTGTCGCGCAGGCTCTTTGTCTGCTCACGAAAACCGATCGTCGCCGCATCATTAGCTGCCTGCAGCGCCCCTGCTTCATCACCGGCGCGTTGCAGTTGCGCCACATAAGCAATCTGTTCCGCGGTAACGTTGTGGAACTGCTGCGCCATGGCAATCAGACCAGAGGTCGGATCGTTCGTCAGTTTGCCGAATGCCGCCGCCACCTTATCGACCGGCACACCCGACGCATCGGTAAATTTCGCTACCGCCTGACTCATCTCATCGAACCGGGCACCAGCACGCACTCCGGCGTTGACCAGCTCCGTCAGCGCGCTGCTGGTCTGGTTAAACGTGAGTCCCGCCTGCTCGCCGGATTTCGCCAGCACCAGCATGCGGTTTGAGGTCAGCCCGGCAGTGTTACCGGACAGGACCAGCGTTTTGTTGAAATCAGACAGCGTGGACGAGCCCTGATACCAGGCGTAAACCATCGCGCCGGTGGCGGCTGCCAGTGCGCCAACCCCCACCATCACCGGCGATATGGTACCCAGCAGCGCCCGGAAGGTCGGCATGATACCGCCGAAGGAGTCTTTCACCTGCCCGCCCTGCTGCAGCAGGATGAGCCATGGGCTCTGCCCACCGGCAAGCTGGGTGGCGATATCCGTAAACTGCGCAGGCAGCATAAGCATCGCAGCGTTGTACTGGCCTACAGAAATACCGGCCTTCTTCGCGGCGCTCTCCTGGCGGGTAAATGACTGCTGCACCTTCAGCGTCGAGTCATTCGCTGCGTCACCCGTCTGCTTAAACTGCCTTTTTACGTACTCCATCTGCTCGTTGAACTTTGACGAGTTAACATCAAGATTAACGACCAGGTCACCCACTGCCGTCTGGGCCATAGCGAACACCTCCTGAAATGCCCTCGGCCTTTGCCATCAGCACAGCGTCACCGGGTTCATCGTCGGCAATATCCTCCGCTGAAGGTGAAAGCAGGCTGAAGCTGGCAGGGGTTGATGTGGTTTTGGGGTCAAGCGCGGTGATAACGATATGCATCAGCGAGGAAAAATGTGCATCCAGTTGCACATCATTAAAAAAATTGTCCTGGTAGAACATTCGCCAGTCGGCGTATTCCGTTGACGACATACCAGCAAGCATGGCGCGCCAGTCCGGGCGGCGAAATTCACGCGCCAGTTTCAGGACGAATGTCAGCTCGCTGGCGAGGACTTTTCCAGACTGACCGGCTCAGTCACAGCGATATCCTCTGGATCATTCGCTTCCTGCAGCGGCACCATGCCGGATAACAGCTTCACGCTGTACTCTGCTGCGGAAACAATCTCCAGCGGCCAGGTCATCAGCACTTCATTCTGGATCTGCTCAACGTCTTCTTTCGGCGTTTTGTGCGTCCCTTTCAGGGGATGCCCATGCCATAAAGACATGGCCACCAGCATTGCGCCGGATTTAATCGTCATATCCATCGCCGCCTGCATGTCGGCATCGGTGATACTTTCCAGCGTCTTCAGGTGTTCAAGATGCTCAATACGCTGCAGCGCCGACAGTTCGTAGAGCGTGACGGTCTTGCCGTTGCGTTCGAACGGCTCACTTTTTAAAAACATGCATTACTCCAGAAAGCGGGGCCACAGCCCCGGAAGTCAGGAAATGGTGACTTTACAGGTCGCGACAAAAAGCCCGTCGTTGGTCATCACGATAATGTCGGCGGTTCCGGCGGCAATGCCGGTTACCGTCAGCACTGTACCAGCGACAATCACCGTGGCCTTACCTGCATCCGTGGTGGTGGCCCGGAAAGATTGATCGCTTGCGCTGGCTGGCGCCACGGTGACATTCAGCGTGGTGGTGGCAGCAACCGCAACGGTGGTGGTCGATTTATCCAGGCTGACGCCGGTTACGGCAATCGCTGCAACAGCGCTGTCTTCAGCAAGGCCTGGCTTGCCGTTATTGCTGATTTTGACAGAACGGGTAATGGTGTCTTTTGCCGTCACCGTTTTACCCAGGCTGCTTACCCAGCCACGGAACACATCGATGGCGCCATTCGGGTATTTGATTTTGTACGCCAGCACGGTACCGTCATCAAACCAGCGAACCAGATCCTGCTGCCCGCTCTCGGCAGGTTTCCAGGCCAGCGTAAAACTGGCCTCCCCCGCCGATTTCTGGCCCTGTGAAGTGGACGTCCAGTCAGCATCCGCATCATCCAGATAGGTGTCGTCGTTTGATTCGGCAGTCAGTTCACCGGGCTGCAGGTCTTTAATCTTTGCCAGGCGCGTCCAGTCAACATCCGATAATGGGTTAGCGAACGGGTTGCCCGACCCGGAATAAATCCAGAGTGTGGTGGTGGCACCCTTCACCGGCGCCAGTAGGTTTGGTGTAGTCATTACGTCCTCACATTTCGTAGGTAATGGAATATTTCAAATCAGCCGAACTCCACAGCCCAAGATCATCATCGCGCTGGTAGTCATACCCTTGCTGCACCATGTTATTGATCAGCAGGGAAAGTACTGGCACATTGCCAAGCACCGGATAAATACGTGACTCCATCCAGTCATCAAGCTCGGAATCGGGTACCTGCGCCGGTAAAAAGATTTCGATATGCAGCGTGGCCTGCCAGATATCAGCATCCAGTTCTTCGCCGGTATACCCGGCATCTGTCAGGAAGACAGCGACCGCCGGAAAATCTCCCTCCTCCAGTACTGCTGGACGTCCGTCAAAATAGAGCGCGTCTTTACCAATATAGCTCTCCAGCGCATCAATAATGGCCTTTCTAATATCAGTGTGTTTCATCGTTTCAGAATCAGCCTGAGTTGGTTTTTAAGGGATGCCCGAAGTTCTTTGGGCATATCCGATTCCATGAGCTTCGGCAGCTCATCTTTAAATGCGGTCGTCAGTGGCGCTGCCAGTGGAATGCTGACCACTTCGATCGGATAGCGGGGTCTGGATGTCCGTCGCATCACATGCCAGCGACCATTTTCCAGTTGTTGAATAAAGGCCCCGGGGAAACGAAAAGGGCCAATACGCAGCACACTATTGGCCCCTTTTTTGTCCCGTTTTCTGCGGGATAACCGTACGCTGGCAGTACCGAGCTTTATCGCGGGCAGGTTGCCCCGGTTCACGCGGATCATTGCCATCGGCTTTTTCGTCGTGGCGCGTTTTATCCTCGCGCGTTGTTTTACCAGCTTGCGTGGCACCCGCGTATCTTTCGAAACAACGGCAACGCTTCGGCTGACTGCCCGGATGGCGACACGGTTAACAGCCTGCGCCGAGGCCCGCGGAACCGCCGTATTGCTGATGCTGTTCAGGTTTGCTATAGCCTGTTCAAGCCCTTTTAAAGACATAGTTCCCCCTTAACGGCGCCGGGTCGCTGCGGGAGGAGAACCCGTACCAAGCCAGATATGGCAGGAGCCACAGTCATCAGGACCAATACGATCAACCCAGAAAGGCTTTCCGTTAATATCCAGCGTGTCCAGCCGCGCCAGCTGCCCAATCATTGCTGATTTCACAAACAGCGACGGGCTGGTCCCCTCGACACGGATGCCGGGTGTGGCGTACCCGATATTTTCCGGATCATCGAAAACACCACTCAACGTGACGCCAGAAATCGTGCCGGACGTTACTGTTGCAGAAGTCCCCATAACCTGCCGGATAGTGTCATCGGCCTGTGTTATTGCAGCATCAAAAAGGTTATCGAAATCAGCCACACAGCCCCCTGTTAGTGCTCGCGGACCAGCCCAAGTGCAACCAGGCTGTCCGCATCCGCTTCTGTCACGCGGATCACGGTCCCCGCCTCCACAATAGATACCCGTTCATCGCGGGTCGCGTGCAGCGCCTCAATGTGCAGCGTGGCCAGCGTTACGACGGCCATCAGCGCGTCATCTGTTCTGCCGCTTAACACAGTATCCACTGGCGGCACGGGTCCTACGGTGCCGGTAGATGCACTACCATCACTTACGCCACCATTTTCAACACTATCGGTCTCCGTGCCGTCATTCAGTTCTTCCTCCAGCTCTGCAATGCGCATAGAGAGCTCCTGAATGGTGCCACTGGTATTCACTTCCCGACCAAGCTGCGCGCCAAGCTCATTAAGCCGCGCAATCAACTTTTCTTTTTCTGTCATAAGAACAACTCCGGAACAGGGCCCCGCAGGGCCACAGAATGGACATCAGGCGAGTTTGACAGACACGAACGCATCCGGGTCAGCCAGCAGCATCAGTGGTGCAGACTGGATCATGGTGAACTCACGCGCCGGATCGCCTGTCTGTACCCAGTTTTTCGGATAACGCGTGGAAGCGTTAATGCCTTCACGCTGGGCATCCACATCCTGAATGCAGCCGTAGGTGCGCAAGCCGCGGGCCTGGGTATTACCCAGCACCATGCTCAAATCCGGCAGGTAGTTCTTTTTGGTGTCGTCTTCAATGTATTGCCCGGAATAGACGACAATGGCCACATCACCATACATTCCCTTATAGGAGACCGCTTCACCCAGATCCTTCAGGGCCGTTTCCAGTTCAGAGTTAGAACCGCGACGGGTGTCGAGCTTCTCTTTTACCGATTTGAATGAACGGAACAACGCCCAGCCCTTCGGATCAAAGACGATAATATTGACCACGCCGCTGGCGTTCAGCGCATAGGTTTCAATATCGTCAGTAGGGTCATAGGTTTCTTTGTCGCGGGCGCTCCAGGCCGCAGCACCTGCCTGGATGATGTTGTTTCCGGCACTGCGTCCCATATCCACCTCAACCGGTTCAAACGCTTCGCCGGTCATGGTGTATTTACCGTTGAGGACAGCAGCCACAGCCTGTTTCTCTTCCACCTGGGCAATCGCCAGCTCTTCATCCTTCATGTTCTGCAGGATAATGCGACGGCGGCGGTAGGCCGGGTCAGCCAGATTTTGCGGATCTTCATCCGGCAGACGACGCAGCGTCATCTGTGGGTTTACCTCGTGCTTCGGCTTGACGTAACCCGGCGTAAACTCTGATGTTGCGCCGCCGCGGGAGCGGATAACCTTGCCGGAAATAACAGGCGAGACGTACAGCGCCATGTTGACCATGCCCGGAATTTGCGACAGATACACCTTCTCAGTGCTGAAAGGGTAGCTTTCACGGAAGAAGATACGCAGGAAAAGCGGATCGAACTTGAATTTCTTCTCATTGACCGCCAACAGTTGGGCCGTTGTGTAAATTGACATAGATGTTTCCCGTAAAAAAAGCCGCGATGGCGGCTTCTGTGGATGATGGTTAGTGTTAAGTCGGATGTCAGACGATACTGATGGCTGTACCTGCGAATGCGTTGCGTTTGATGTGTTCATCCGTCACCGCATCCGGCCAGAGTACATCTTCAATACGGAAAGAGCCGGACTTATAGAATGCCAGCTCAGTGCTGCTCTGGTCGGCAGACACCGCCAGAACGCCACAGGCAGCCCCCGCATGCTGGCCATCCCAGACGGTCAGCTTGCCGGAAGTGGCATCCAGCATCAGGGGCGTCATCGCCGGTACTGCTTTCGTCAGTTCACCAGGTGCAAAACCGGTATGCGCCGGATCACTGTTCCCGAGGGGCTGATTGTGCGTAAATTGTTCAGTGTTAGACATGTTGACCTCTTAAACAGGCGTATTTAACAAATCGTCACCCGCTTCGGCAGAAGCGCTACCTGCCGTTACGGTGCCGGGTGCGGTTTCCATCAGACGATCCAGCGCGGTATCCGTACGCGCCTGAGCACTCAGAGGAGCCGCGGCAAGGATGCGCTGGGCACTTTCCACCGTCATCCCGGGCGTTTCCGCCAGCGCGCGCGCCTGTGATTCACGCCCTTTCGCCTCTTCACAGTTCAGGATCCCCATAATGCGACCGTTTTCGGCTGCGACCGCCGCTGCCACCTGGCTGCTGATATCAACAGTTGCGCCCGCTGCAGGGTCAGTAACGACCGCAGCAGGCACGTCAACGGTGGTCACGGTCTGGTCAGCAGATGCTGCTGGTTGAGTGGTATCTGCGGATGCAGTAGTACCTTTCATGCTTCCTCCTCGGGAAATCATCGTTCGTTTGTTAATTGCATCGCGCATAACGTTCAGCGCATCCATGTTGTTGACCAGCTGCTCCGCCAGGCCGTTGTCTACTGATTCCTGGCCTGAAAACACAGCTGCTTCAGTATCAAGAACGGCCTGAACCGACATGCCGGTATAACCCGCCACCTTTTCAGCGAACATCTGCCGGGTAGCGTCGATACGCGCCTGAAAATCTGCGCGTACCTCTTTGGGTAATTTCTCGTAGGGGTTCCCGTCCACCTTGTGATCGCCGCTGTAAATCAACGTGACCTCAACGCCGCTGGTTTTAAGGGCGGCGCCGTAATTGCTGTGGGCCATCATGACCCCGATGGATCCCGTTCTGGCCGTCTGCGTCACAAGCCGACGTGATGCCGCACTGGCAATCAGCTGGCCAGCGCTGCAGTTCATATCGTTGGCTAACGCCCAGATGGGTTTGATATCCCGCATGCGGGCGATGATGTCCGCACAGTCAAAGGCACCCGCCACCATTCCACCTGGCGTATCCATATCCAGAAGAATGCCGTCTACACCCGGATCGCTGATTGCCTGCTGGAGGCGGGCGATGATGCCGTTGTACCCCGTCATCCCCGAATACGGCTGGAGTGAGCGGGTTTTACTGACCAGCGTCCCGGAAACAGGCAGCACCGCGATACCATCAGTGACCTGGTAGCTTCGCGCCGGCTTTGGCCCCATTTCCTCATCATCACCAAAGAGTGCCAACGGTTCAGCCATCTGCTCTGCACCAAGCGTAACGCCCGACACGGTGTCGGTCAGACGGGTGATACCTAACTGACCAGCGAGCGCGCAAAAGAAAACCCGCGCATAGGCGGGTTCAAGTAAAAGCGGCTCATTGAAAGCCATACTGGCAATGTGCGGGAGATTACGCAGCTCTGGCGTCATCTGTCCCCTCCTCATTCGATTTTTTCAGTCCAGACTCAAAGGCCGAAGCCGCCCACGCTGGCGGTTTAAGTCCCGCTGCGCGGCGCTCCATCGTTTCGCGAACCTGCTGGGCAAAGATTTCCTGATAATCTTCCCCGCGTTTGGCGCATTCCTTCTCATAGGTGCTCAGCCCCGCCTCAATGAGCATGACAGCCTCCTGCACCTCCTTCAGACCGTCAATGGCCATTCTCCCGGAGCCGATCCAGTCTGCATTTCCCCAGGCGCTTCTCGCCTCCTGAAAACTGAATCGGGCTTTAGACGGTAATGTCACCACGCGGCGGACAATGGCCTCTTCCAGCCAGCATAAAAACATCTGACAGGCCTGGCGGGAGGCAACAAATTTGCGACGCCCCATAAAGTACGCCCAGGACTCGTTAGCACTGGCGCGGGCGGTGGAATAACTCATCTGCGAATAGTTGCGAGAGAGTTGCTCATACGACACCCCCAGCCCTGCAGCAATGTAGCGCAGCAGAGATTGTTCAAACGTCGAATAGCCGTTGTCAGTGTCCTGCGCTGACTGAAGATTCAGGGAGTCGCCCGGCATCAGATGCGGCACCTTCGCGCCCCCGAGACGAACCGGCGCCGCGGTATAGTACGAGGCCATCTCCCCCAGCCAGCCAGTCATCTTGCTTTGCTGCTCTTTACTGTCTGAGCCGAGAATAAAGTCCATCGCAGTTTGCGTATCCAGCTCACTTTCAATCGTAGCGGCATACATCGCCTTGACAATCGCACTCTGGAGCTGCGTATTTTGCAGTGTATCGAGCATTTTCATTTGCTCCATGACGCTGTAAAACACGTTGGCACCGCGTGTCTGCCCATCTTCTAGGGGTTCAAATACGTGGATAAAGGAAGGCCGGCCGCCGGGCAGTTCACGCGGGATGTAGGTCCATTTCTGCGCCATCCACCCCGGATAGCCATCCTCGCTGACGTAATATCCCAGCGCGGCGCCACTGTCATTTGTTCTGACACCTGCCCGACAGTTTCGCGTGTCTCCGGCATTATTGGGGTTGCTGATGCGTTTTGGGCTCACCATCTTGAACTGTGTGCGGAAAAGACGCGTGGAATCACTGTCCCAGGTGGCCTGTGCACATAACTCACCGTTAAACGCATGCATGGAAACACCCTCGCGGATCATCATGGTGAATGTACGCTTACGTTCCGCATCAATGCAGCAGCAATCGTCCTCCGCAAATTCTTTCCAGGCCGCCTCAACTTCACGGGAGAACGCCCGGGCCTCTTCCTCTCCAATGCCCAGAAAACGCCAGCTGGGGCGATAACTGAGCCGGAAAAATGACCCGACAATGTGATCCTGATGGAGCTGTACCGCGTTTGCCGCATAGCCGTTATTGCGGACCAGGTCGTCAGCGCGCGCGTTACCACGGGAAAAATTAGGCAATAACGCAGCATCTGCGCTTTCACTCGGTGGGTTCCAGGCGCGGAGCTGACCGCCAAAGCCACCAGCACCGCCATGGTATCCGGCATAATCCCGCAGAGCGGTTTTACCGTCCGGTCCTAACAAAGCAGGTGTTTTCATGCGTAAAATCCTGCCGGTCCCCGGCGTCGTGGAGTGGTGCCAACCTGTGACTCAAGTTCGGCAATGTATTTCTTCAGGTCACTGACTGAAGTCGCAGTGAACTCAACCCGCCGGCCGTCTTTTTGCACCGTTGCCACCCGCTTTCCCATCATGAGGTCATGCAACGCAGCACGGGCGGCATCCAGATCAGTCTGTGTCGCCATTATTCATCTCCAGATAATGCCCGGGCATAATCAGCCAGGGTTTTGTTATTGGTCCGCCCCACCCCTTCCTCCAGCAGGCTCGCGAGCAGTGAATCAAGATTCAGTTGCCATCGCGAAATACTGATCCGCAGGGCCGCCAGCGCATACACGAAGCAGTCCAGCGCCTCATTTCGTCGCTTTTTGCTGTCCCAGACGATTTTCTTACGCCCGTCCACCCATTTTTCAACCTGCTCCTCAGCAGTAAGCTGCTGTGCCTCAGCCAGATCGTAAATTTCGGGGTTATTGGGGAAATGCACGGCACCGGCAAGAGGATCACTCCCTTCCGGCTGAAGTGTGAAGCGGTTATAAATCTGCTCCTTTGCGGTATCAGTACCCACTTCCGTAAGATAAACGCCGTTCTTGTTGCGTTTACGCGGCATATTCGCGACGGGCTTGCCGTAAACGGAAGCCCCTTTAATCGGGATCACGCGAAACAGGCCATGCTTTTTTGAGCGATTGTAGACAATGGTGGGGTCAATACCGCCGATATCCCAGCAGATACGGGATACCGACATTTCCACGCCATTCTTTCGGGGGTAGGTTTTGTTAATCGCCTCGTCCACCCTGACGAGGGTCGCTTCATCATCATGACGGCCCATAATGATTTGCCGGTCAATCAGCCAGCTTTCCTCTCCGGGTCCCCATCCCCAGACGCGCATTTCATATCGATCCAGCTGTGAGTCAATCCCGGCTGTCAGATAAGCAACACGATCCGGTACGGATGCCCCAAAAAACTCTTTGCGTTCGGCCATGAGCTCCGCGTCAGGCCGTTCACCAATTTTAGGCTCCCATGTTTCGCCCAGAGTGGTGTTCACGAAGGTTTTACGCTTTCCGGTATCCCCTTTCGTTTTTAGCCAGTCTTTAACGATCTGTACCCAGGTGGTAAACGGGCTGTATGCCGTCCAGATGTGAAACGTCACGCTGTCTGGCGGGTCGATTTCGGTGCCTGTTGATGAAAACCAGGATAAACCGTCGCGCGTCCAGATCCCGGTGGTGTCGCAGATGTAACGAGCTTCAGTGAAATCCAGCTCCTGCTGCTTAATGACGCAGGCATTATGTTCACACAGGTAAAAGACGCTGGAGGGTTCGCCCGGTGTCCATTTCAGCCCGAACGGGGTCTCTTTGTCGCCGAATTTAAGGTACTGCTCTTCACCACAGTGCGGACAGGCAACATGAAAACGCATGAAATGCCCGGACTCGCTGGCAGCACGCTCAATCTGGCAGGTCCCCTTTGTTTTTGGCGTTGAGCCGCGAATAGATTTGGGCCAGACAGACCCCTCAATACGTTTATCACCCAGGAACGTCGGGGATCCCTCTTTCTCAATATCTTCATCGAATGCCGCCAGTTCATCGTAACCGGCGGCATCGACCGATTTCTCACGATAGTTTTTCGCCGCTTTACCACCCAGACACCAGAACCCGCGACCGTTGGAGAAGCGTTTCATACTGAGCGTATTGTCCCGGTGCTTTTTTCCATACCAGGGGGCCAGCGCCAGAAGTGACGGAATATCGCGAATCGTCGGCTCAACATGCGACTTCATAAAGTTTTCGGCGTCACCATCAGTAGGCAGCCAGATAAGGGAATTTCGCTGCTTGTGCTGAATAAAATACGCATAAACACCCAGCAACATTTTTGAATAGCCAACACGGGCAGACTTAACAACGTTGACCTCACGTATGTAATCGTTACCCATCGCATTCATGATCGCGCGTTGAAACGGCAACGTTTCCCAGCGCCCTTCCTGGTAGGCCGACTCTTTGGGGAGATAGTAATTATCGTCTGCCCATTCAACCGCCGTTTGCGGCTCAGGTCGGTACAGCGAAAGTAGACCCGCGCGCGCAGAGTGCTGCAGCCCCTTAACCTGACTGTTCGATATATTCACTCAGCAACCCCGGTATTATTTCATCCAGCGCAGCTGCTTTGTTCATGGCTTTAATGATGTCCTTCTTCAGGAAATCAATATGTCGGTTTTCCAGCTCCGGGAAGCGCCGCTGAACCGACAGAGGAACTCCATCAAGAATGCTGGCTACTTCTCCGGCCATCCGCGACAGCACGAACGTGCAGAATGCGGTTTCCACCACCTCAGCGGAATCTTTTGCATTTTTTAGTTCCTGGGCGTCTGCCTGCGCCCGGGTAAGGCGGTGACGCTCATAGTCAATCGTACCTGGCTTGAGATCGGATTCCGATGCAAGACGAAGGTCTTCCACCTCCTTGCGTAATTTCTCATTCTCAATCGCCGCGTCGCGTGCGGAATACCATTCGATAGCCGCGGAAGATTCATAGAGGACCTCATTACCTTTTCCACCGCCACGTGCTACAGGCATTCCCTGATCCTGCCAGTTCTGAATGGTTCGCACGCTGACACCAAATATTTCAGAAAGCCGCTTTTTGTTGACCTCCATAGCTCACTCCATGCACAAAAACAGAGAAAGGAAACGCCCTCTGGCTATTTAGCCGTTTTTAAGGCTTATCGTTTCCTTTCTTTTCAGGGGTTGTTTTCAGTTAAAACAATGGATTAGCGAGAAGAAGAACGGAAACGGCAAATGCCTGAAAATTTTCATAAATAGCGAGAATCTGCGAGGTCGCCGCCCCGTAACAGGCCGGATCGCCGGAAAGGACCCGCAAACGATATTAATTATCATTTGCATGTCATCATCGACGGCACTGCTGCCAGATAACACCACCGGGTAAACATTCCATCATGATGGCCGTGCGGACATAGGAAGCCTGTTCATCCATCGCTTTCTTGTCTGCTGCTACTTGCTTTGCGACATCACGCGCCGCACATTCAGCAGCGTTTTTCAGCGCGTTTTCGATTAACGCTTCAGTGTTGGCATCAATACCAGGTTTAACTTCGAACTTATCAGTACTGATGGTTACCTTGTTCTGCGCTGGCTCATCACGCAGGATACCAAGGCTGATGTTGTAGATATTGGTCACCGGCTGAGGTGTTTCGATTGCCGCTGCATGGATAGCACCACTGGCGATAGTGGCGTCCTTGATGAATGGCACTCCATTGCGAATAAGTTTGAAGGAGACAGAGTCACGAATACGCTGGTCCAGCTCGTCGATTGCCTTCTGTGCAACTGAGGTATCAATCTCAACGCCAAGCGTCATCGAAGCGCAATATTGCTGCTTACCAAAACGCGTATTGACCAGGTGTTCGATGGCAAATTTCCGCCCTTCTGATGTCAGAAAGGTAAAGTGATTTTCTTTCTGGTATTCAGTTGCTGTGTGTCTGGTTTCAGCAAAACCCAGCTCGCGCAATTCGGCTGTACCAGATTTAGAAGGCAGATCATCAGACAGCAACGCACCACGGAAAAACAGTGCATAAAGCACTTCATTAGCAGAGCCAGATAGCGTAATGATTTTGTTACTCATGGAATATTTCCTTTTAGACGTGAGCCTGTCGCACGGCAATGCCGCCCGAGAGGTAAACGCAACCTAACGGCATCACCCAGGCTCACTACTGAAAGACTCTCTTTGATGTGTGCGTGCGATGCGCATAAAAAAGCCCCGCTGGTGCGAGGCTTGTTCGATTTGGTAGCTGGGCATTAATCGTCTTTTTTGATTACCACTACCTGTGGTTTCATCTGCTGGATGGCACGGCAGATGCAGTAGGGAATGACTGCCCATGCAACGCCCATTGCCGCACCAGCTGCCTGCTGTGGGGCACTAACAGCACCGAACACCCCTAAAATCCCCTGCACGAATCCAATAACTCCACAGATAATGCATACAACCCAGAGAAATTTCATTTCCTAAACTCCTTTTATTCAAGAAACATTAGGATAAATCTGTTAGTTATTTAGTAAAGCATTATCACAGGCACTCAGTAATACCTGCTGTAATACCCATCGTGATGACCATTAAAAAAGCCACTCGAAAGTGGCCTTTTTGATGGAAATAAAAATCCGCCTTGATGCGGATGGGGAAAATCTTCAAATTTTTACAAATTCATCAATATGATAAAGGTGAATGAATTTTTCATCAGGTCCACCAAAAATCTGAGTTATCGATTCGTTGTCCCTATCAGCAACAATGATGTGCTTTTCATTTGTGCCCGGCATGAATGATGCTTTTACAACATACTTGAGGTGATGCAAGAACTGCGCGTGGAGCTCTCTTGCATCTTCAATCGGAGTGTTTTCTATAAGCTCAAAATATCGAAATGCCATTGTTACCCTCCATAAAATGAGACTTCATCATCAATGGATTTTTGTAACATGACAACACTAAAATTCAACCAACAGCCATTATCAAGCCCACCCGCAGATGGGCTTTGTAATGGCTACTGTGCTGGCTGAATATCAATGAAGTACTCTTTGCCCTGCTCGAACTGTTCGAATGCTGCTGGGCTGGAGATGTGCATCTGCAACAAACCGCCTGGTGTGTACTTTGACCAGGTTTTGTTTTCTGGGGTGTCTGCGGTCACAGGGCTCATATGGATTGTGCGGTGTGAATCGTCTTCTGCCTTCTGAATGAAATGGCAGCGGAATTTAGCGCGAACGGACATGATATTTCCTCGGTAAGTAAATAGCCCCGCTATTGCGAGGCTATGGGGTTGTTATTTGACTCTCTCACTGAGCCGTAAATACGTTGACACGTCACCCCGGCGGCATAGCGTTCGTCAGCGATTCCAGCATATCGTTTAGCTTCTGCTGCAATATCTCCGAGCATGTTGGCGAGCATTCCTGCGGTGGCGTCGGTTGTTTTGCTTCGGACGGTAGCGGCAAGATCTGCGGTGTGCTTTGCGGCGTCCAGGGTGGTGGCGAGTTTCTTGGCTTGTTGCTGCAGCTTGCTAACAGTGGCAGACAGGCCAGCAGCAGTGGCAGCAGATTTAGCGGCTTGTGCTTGTGCATCTTTTACAGCCTCGTCACGGGCAATAATGCGCCCTTGTTCTATCATGCGGGCGGCGGTTTGGGCGTTCGCTGTCTGCGAAGACTCGGCGCTGTCACGTTCTGACCACTTCTTTTGCCAGCCCCGCTCACTCCAGACGTTCCCGGCAAGAAACGCACCAGCCAACAGCAGCAATACAATGATTGTTTTCCACCGGGCCTTTACAAAAGCAAAGACCGCTGTCATACCAACAACGCCGCCCGCGCTTTGTTATAACGACTATTTCTGTCCGCCAGTCCATTCTGACCACCGTTGATGATCTGCGTGACACGCACGATGTCGCCCGAATAAAGCAGACAACCACGCATGGTGAAGTACCACGCCGCCGAACGGGCCGCATGTCGCTCTTGCGTCAGAAGTTCTGGCGTACTGACAAGATCAAGCTTCAGCACCGCACCGCATTTGGCGTAGTTTTCGCGGCCGGTGATTTGAAGCAAGCCACGACCGCGATATTTCCAGCCGTCACCCTGGCTGTTATTCCCCATGCGGTCACCATAAACCAGATTGGCTATTTGCGGCTGGTGAGCGACCTGTTTACCATCGACACGCCCCAGCATTTCGCACTGATACGGCGTCAGACGCTTACCAAAGGTTTTCTTCAGACCGTCAACCGAATAGTTAAAACTCTCTGCCAGCGATGTAAAACCAGCAGATTCATGCCCAATTTGTGCAATGAACATGGCCTGGTCGTTAAGTGCTGTAATACCAAACTCTTTCATTGCTGCATCAATGTGCGGAAACCAGCGTGCAGAAAGCCCGGCGCTGATACCAGCCGCCTGCTGAAATTGTGATTGGTTCATTATTGCCTCAGATGATCAACCAGGCGTGCCACGTTGCCTCTGACGGCAACCAGCACAGACAGGAAAATAATGTTGGCCCCGATAGTGGCCCACGATGAGTAAGGGTAGATACCGCACAGATACGCCAACGGAACGGCGCTGTAGATGACCGTAAGCAGCCACGCTAAGCGAGATATCCACGGTCGATGTCGGGAATCACCACGACGATAAAACATCAGGGTCAGCACTACCCCAGCGCAAAGCAGCGCATTGATTGTTGCCGATGGGTCATTTAGTACCACCTGAACCTCCCCGGCGCGTTATCAGCGCCACCAGCGAG